TAAATCTTTCTCACCATCTGGATTTACAAATTCGAGAAGGCTTTTTAGTTGATGACCGCTAAGTGTTATGCTCATTGTTCAGCTCCCGATACGTTTGGCACACTATGAAAATGCATCCAATGTGAAGGTGGATCATTTTGATAGTTTGCCCATACGCTATTTAAATCCTCATCAATAGTCATATAGTCTTGTTCTGGGGTGACATCAGGAGCATCTGCCCAACAAATAAGTACCATTATGTCAGTAGGTGGCAATTCATCAGTCACGCTAATCCAAGTTGGCAACACCTGAGCACTGGCGTCATTCCATGCGGCATCCCAAATCAACCAAGCTTCATGACGAGGACTAGTTGGTAAATATCTGTGTCCTGTTAGTGCCTCTTGTCTATCTAGTTGACGTTTTAAACTTTCATAACTGCAATTACATTCTTTGGCATGAAATCTTTCAAAAGCTTCTCTTTTTTTATTTAGATCAATCATTACCTAAGCCCTCAAATATTCTTCTTTAGTCCACTCAACAAACTCTTTATAAAGTTGTTGAGCTGGTTTATTTAACCGGTTGTGATAGTCGATCGTTATGCGGCGCCAAGCGACTGGTACCGCATAATGCTTTGTTAGGAACATTGCTTGATCAATGCCTTGCCGGACTATTACGTAGCCCAGCAATTGCAAGTAGTACATAAAACCAAGCATGTGTTTTTGGCTTACTTTCTTGTACTGATCTTTCATATTAGAAGCCATCCACTAATAGATAATCAGGCTCTACTTCTGGTTGAGAAACTGCTGGATTTTCTAATTCAAAGCGGCGTTTTCTTATATAGCCCATGAGCTTCGGTTGAATCTGCGGATCACGAGCAGCTACGTCTATTTCCAGTGCATCCAATGTTGTAAGGTCTGGTGCGTTCTGGATCTGGACCATTAGCGAAGGCGGATCACTCTCAGCAGGTTTGTTATCTGAAAGCTCTGACAAACGTTTATGGGTAGCTTGTAGCAAAGGCTCCATTTGTTTATCAGTCCAAGTACGGGTATAGCGATAAACTGCATTTACCTCTTCAGGTGTTTTTGATTCTTTTACACGCTGAAGAAGGGCATCTAATGCCTTCTGATATTCAGGATCTACTTTAGGCTCGTTAGTTTCTGGAATTAATAGATCCTCAGATGTGGTGACATTTGTTTGTTCGGTAATAACAATTGTTGGTTGAATTTCTGCAGAAATAACTTCAATAGGCTTTTCTGCTTTTGATTTTTTGCCTCTCTGTTTTTTAGGTTCCTCACCAAGACGAATAACACTTAATTCATTGTTGATTTCAAAACCGAGTGCTTTTGAAAAAGCTTTTAATTGAAGCTTGGCGTTTTCGGCATCACGCTGAACAAAACCACTATTAATAGATTCAATTAATGCGGTGGTTTTAAAATTCACGACGTAAATAGAAGGCGAATATGTACTGATTACAAAAACTTCCTGACCCTCTTCATATTCTTCAATAGTCAATGGTTTTGTGAAAGTAATCCCAGCCAGTTCAATAGTTTCAAGCTGAATACAAAACTCATAATTGGGTAGACCAAATACCGTTGCTGGCATTTGATCTAAGGTGCTGAAAGACTTATCAGCTTTTAATGTTCCGTCACCAGCATAACGGCAAAGGACGGACTTACCTTTTTGAAGTGCTGCAAAAGCTTCAGTTGCTGTAATTAAATTATTCATGCTGTCATCCCATTTCTAGCTAATGTTTCAATTTCTTGTTTAACTGCTGGTAGTTTTGCCGCTTCAATTTGGATGAGGGCATCAATACCGAAATGCTCACAAACTGTTTTCACATCAAGGCCGCGTTCAGCAATGAAGTTCTGAAGCTCATCTCTTTGTTCGTCTGTAATGCCATTAAATTCAGGTGGACTAATCCAAGAATTACGTTCTTTGTCGAATGTGAAGTTCAATGCTTTCGCGCGCATAAGCATTGCTTGGCGCATGTTTTGGTAATACATGTGCTCTTTATCAAGCGATTCTGTTAATTGGTTAAGATCGCCAGCATGCTCAGCTTCTTCACAGCTTTGTTTCCAGTTTTCTAACTCTTCTTGAGCTTTAGCTGCTGCAAGTTGTGCCGGTGTTAATGTATTGATATGTTCCTTAGCTTGGGTGATAAGATCAGCTAAGAAAGTTGGATTATCTTTTAAATCTGGTACCCAAACTTCACCAGTTTCACCACCTAAAGCACCTGAGTTTTTGGCATGGTGTGTAGGGGATGGCTTAAAACTGATTACTCGAGCATTTTTACCTTCACCAGTAGTAACAGTTGTTAGATAACCCATGACATCTGCGATACGGTAAAGCTCGTTACGGTTTTTACCACCTAGATCTGGGCGGTAAATAATTTGATCACCGTTTTGATCTTCTGATGCGTGTGCAATGAAAACAACGTCTTTACCTAAACTGATCAAAGTATTGATGTATTGCTTGAACGTTTGGTTCGCTAAACCTTGAGCCTTTAACTTTAAAGAACCATCTTTTTGACGGTTATTTGCCGTAAGTAACAGGTGGGTTTTAATGCATTCAAGCATTGCACCCACGGTATCAATGACAACGGTTTTATATGGTGCTAAGTCCTGCGGCGTAAGGTTTGCAACATCACTCCATTGTTGAACCTGTACAACCGCACCACGACGTAATTCACCAGTACGGTGAGCACCACGGTCAAAGTCAAAAGAAATTGCTTTTTCCGCAGTAAAGCCCATCGATGATTTACCTAAACCCGGATCAGCGTATAGGTACACAATAATTGCTTGAACCAATAAAGTTTGGTCAGCAGTAATAATCGGTAGAGCCATTATTCTTATCCTTATCTTGAGCCAGTGAAGCCGCGAGAACGCTTATAGTTTTTGCGGTCATAAGTAGGGATATTTGTTTCACGCAGTTTTATAGCGAGCTGCTTTCTGCGCTGAAAATCGATTTCTTGGGTGAGTTCATTCCAAACTTTTGGATAAGAAGTTTGGAACCTGAACACATTTAAAGGCGTCTTAAATCCGTCTTTAACTTTATAAAGAACTGAGCCATTAGCATTAGATGCGTACACTTGCCAGCCAATGCGGACAGAGTAGAGGCCCTTATCATCACGGCCTAAAAATGACATGTAGCCGTCAGGGTGCTTTTTGAAATTAGACATGTTCAGCCTCCTTACATTCGCATGTACCTACAAAGGCATAGGTAAGCGGGCTAGGAGCATCTACAGGTGAGACGTCCTTAATATTTAAAGGAATAATTTCTTTGCGATATTTAACTAAAACCACATCACCTTCACGGCAATCGACAATTCCTTCTCTTGAAGAAAAATGAGCAGATTTAAAAGATTGGGTTACTCTGCAAAATGAAACCTCATCACCAGCTTTAATTTCTGAGCGGTCAACAGGAATCATCTTCTTGCAAGTAGGGCAGTTGTAATCTTTCATTAGGCTGCCTCCAACCAGTTATTACGGTCGATATAGCCAGCCAATAAAATATTTATATTTTTATGGTCATCATGATTGGTGAAATCATTCCAAGGTTTGCCGCTTAAGTCAGTTACTGACTCAACAGCAAGGTTAGTAATTTCAGCCGCTGTAAAATCAGATCCAGCTACACCATAGCTATCAGCTACGCCGTCAAAATCGAAGCTTACGTTTAATTTGAAGCCGTCTATGCGGATAACAGCTACACCAGTTTTTTCACCAGTTTGCTTAATACCTAAAAGTTCATATTCAGAAGCAACTACTTGTTTGCTTTCATATGAGTAATTAGAAGGGACGCTAGAATTAGCGGTACGGTATTCACAAGAACCCAAGGCTACAAGTACAGCAATTGCTGTAACTCCAGTTACCTTGTGCTTGTTTGAAAAGGTTTTTACGTTCATAATTGATCTCGCAGTTTGCAAAAGCACATCGGACCTGGGGAGGGCGGTGTGCTTTTTTGTTGTCTGTGAGATAAATATAAGAAAACTTATTTTTATTGTCAATAAGAAATCTTATTTAAATTTAAGAAATCTTATTTTTATGCTTTAATAGACAAAAGAAAACCCACACGGGGTGGGTTCGAAGGGGGGATTAGTTGTAATTTTGAGGAAGTTCCCATAATGCTTCTGTCTTTAGACGCAATTTTTTTTGATTTTCCTTGAGACTATTCTCAATTTCCTTTATTAGTTTATGTTGTTTTACTATTTGATCTTTAACCTCTTCAGGAGGATTCGGGATCTCAATATTCAAAAACATTTCATCAGGAATACTGCGTCGTCTCTCTACACTGCCTTGCATTTTACTTTTGTATATTTTTCTTAGAGAATTAGATCTCAAAATCAAATCCAAATATTCTACATTAACTTCTCGTTTTAATCTAAAGATTTTGTATGCTGGGCTTACGGCAGCAGCATCGTAATATTTTTGAAATCCTAGAACACCTTCATCTATAGGGAACCCCATTACAAGTTCATTTTTAAAAACCTTTTTATACCCAGAAATATCAGAACTTGCGACTCGTTTTTTAAATTTCTCATGCTGATCAATTAAGCCATGTTCCATAGTGATACTCATAATAGGTATATTTGTATCCTCTCCCACTTTGACTTTGCCAGACAAGGATAGGAGTTCTTTTAGTTTTATAGTTGGGAATTTTGATTTTATATGTGAATTACTATAGTGAGCATAATTATAAATATAATCATTGCTTCTGATTAATTCTGGATTAACTTTTAAGAAACCTAATTCATTATAATATTTATCAAAGTCGCTCTTATTTAAATCAGCAAAATCTAAATTTTTTAAATCATTTTCGTCAATTTTTCTACGGAAAGAATCTAAACTTAGGCCATCATTTGTCACATTGTAGTAAAAAACGTCAGAATTTGTTCTACCATTATGACAGTTGGTAAAGTAGAGTATATTGGTTTTAACTTTTGCATATGGCAGAAAAACTTCTTTTGGAAGTGAAACTACTGCTTTTAGTTGGGCGTTTTCAAATAAATACTTCCTTACTGGAGCTAAAGCGGCTTTAAAAAGAAAGCCTTCAGGTACTACTAATGCCATTCGCCCTCCTTTTTTTGTTGCTTTAAAGCAATGTAGAACACATACTCCATCACCATCGTTTTTAGCTAACTTATTCTCATATAAGTGAGAATAAGAAGTTTTTTGAGAAAATGGCATGTTGGTTATAACCACATCATATTCAGATTCAATAGGGTTTTGAAGTGTGTCTATCTGGCAAATTCCACTATGCCCATCCCCATGCAGAATCATATTCATTTTTGCGAGTTTTGCATTTGAGGTAATTTCTCTTCCAAAAATAGTATTATGTTTAAGCTTGATTTCTTCACTACTATTGTTTGCAATTAAAGTGTTATCTTTTATATGATCAAATGCCTCTGTTAAAAAACCACCTGTCCCACAAAAAGGGTCATAGATCTTTTCACCATATTTAGGGTTGACTAAGTTAACAATGGTTTTAGTTATGTGACGTGGAGTAAAATATTCTCCTAAGTCATTATTAGTTGCTGTAGCTTGCTGTAAGAAATACTCAAAAGCATCTCCTTTAATATCGGTATCTATTGATGAGAGTTTTAACTTATCCAACTCTTTGATCATCTCTTTAACAGCAACAGGGTTGGTTAGCTGTAAATTTGTAAAAACAGAAGCACCATATTGTCTATCAATATCTTGTAGTATGTTATTAGTTGTATTAATTAGCAAATCATTATCGAGACTTTTGAGAGAATTCCAAATACCTGTATTAGCATTCTCTGTATACAATTTTAAAAAAAGAATGTTTGCAAATTCTGAAAGCCTTTCTATACCAGCTCTTAAACCTTCACCTCTTAGTGAGTTATTTAACTTCTTGAAAACATTAATTAACTCTTTGCGAGAGACTAAAATTTCTTTAGGTGTAATATAAATACCATTTGTTTCCTGCAATATGAACTCTTTAGCTTCATTTACTCTTATTAATTCATTAACCTCATTTTCATCAATAAATAATGGTTTTTGGGTATACAAATGCCGTGTTTCGCAGAAACCATTATTCATTGCAAATATCAAAGGTGCATCAAGCATTTCAGCATATTCGGTTGCCTGATCCAGTGCTTTTGTTAAGCTTTTTCCACCTGATTTCGTTTCAATTACACCGATTGGCCGCTTATTTTGTGAATCGAAAAGAACATAATCGGGTCTTTTTTTACTTTTCTTGAGAAACTCATTATTAACAATTCTTAAGATATCTGATTCAAAAAAGACATTTTTGTTTGGATCTTGAATGTCCAAGATCCAGCCCTTGTTAATCAAATTATTGTTAACAATAAAACGTGTATCTTGCTCAATATTAGACATATTGCATAATCCCAATATCTACTATAAAAACTATTGGCAATCTACACATTACACACTAAAACATCAATAAATATTACTATCTAATAAGTGATATACCCCACATTTAAAAGACTGTGTCGGGTTCACAGTTTATTAATCTTTGGTGTTATTAATTTTCTGACCTAGCTTTCCTTCTTTTACCAACTGCACGACCTGCTCATTAGTAAGCACAGGAATAAAGACTTTGTCGCCAATATCTTTAGAAAGAATCTTTACTTCTTCAGCGGTTAGCACCAAAGCTTCACCATGTTTAGCAGCATCATTGATGCGAGCAATAATCTGATTGATTGGTAGTTTAGAGTTGTCCATAAGTCTTCCTGTGATTAATGCGAATAAGGATGTTCTTGTCTGTGCTGACTTGGCGGCACGATATCTGTAATAGCGGTAATACTTTCAACCTCGTCCATTTCAAAGAAAAATCGCTCACCACCATTCACAGAAAGCAAACTTAAAACCCCACCATTGATGCCGACAAATTCTTTAATTGTGCATCTTCCATCCTTCAAGCACACCTGAACAAACTCATTCGGCACAAGCTCTGCATCTGGATCGCAAACTACATACCAACCATTACGAATTGCTGGAAACATTGAGTCGCCAGTGCCTTTAATACCATAGGCTCTTGGTCCTGCTGAGTGAGTTGGAACATAACCATCACCACCGTTACCTTCGTAACCCATATCTGTGAAATACCCATCCATACCCATCTTTGAATAGGCTTTAACAGGAACGTATCTTTTTTGGGTGGGGAATGGTTTAACAGGTGTTTCAATAAATTTAACAGCATCTTCGCTATCGGGAATATTGTATTTTTTCTTAAAAGCTTCGATATCCAGAACTTTCAATTGTGCAACAGTGCTATCCAACTTGGGACCGCTTTCATCTCCATTAGTTATATACGAAGTCGACACTCCGAAATAAGCGGCCATTTTGCTTAATGGGTCTGCTTTAGGAGCATAAGCATCTTTCTCCCAACCAGTAACATTAGGCGCACTAACCCCAGCGATTTTTGCCAACTCGCCTTGGGTTAATTTCTTTTCTCTTCGTAAGGCGCGAATACGCTGACCCATAGTTTCTAGATTCTTCATATAAGTTATCTTACATCTTGCAAAAATAAGTTATCTTTGTTTTAATACTAAGAAATCTTATTTTTTGAGGTTGCACAAATGACCAAACAGGAAGCTTATGAGTTGCTTGGTGTCAATGGTGTTGGCTTGGCAAAGTTATTAGGAATTGAACCACCTGCTGTTTACCAGTGGTCAAATGAAAAAATCCCTTTAGCTCGCGAATACCAAATCAGAGACTTGGCAAATGGCAAAGAGCCAATCAAACGAACTACTTCAAATGCTTAGGACCTAACCATGAGCAAATTATCAGTTGATATATCTGCAAGCGCCAGAAATGGCGTATCCCGCATATTGCATGGTCTTGATATAAGCAACCAAAAAGAGATTGCTGAACAATTAAAAGTTGATCCAAGCACTATTACTCGGCTTAAAACAGATAAGAAAAACAATGGCTTGAATGAAATTGAAATGTTTTGCGAGCTATTGAGCTTGCTTGGTTTAAAAGTCGTTCCTAAAGATTATCAGAGCATTGATAAAGAACGGGTTGCTGCACTTTTAGTCATGTCTAAAAGCTGGATGAACCGTATTGAAACAGTGGATGACTTATTTCACGACGAAATCAGCGTTAAGAAAGAAAAGCTTGGATATTAAAAACCACTACCTGCGCGAACAGGAGTGGTTTCGCATTCACAAATTTAGGAACCCCGCCTTAGGGTGGTTTTTTTATGGATATATTATGGATGACAAAGATTATTTTTGGCTTACAAGAAAAAAAGAACCTAAAACTAAGTCCAAATCTAGACCACTACCTAAAGCTACTCAAAAGTACTTAGAGGCTGAAGAAGAATTTACTCAAGCTTTGGATAATCTGGAAATTAAGTACGAAAAGAAATTTCAGTTTAAATCTACAAAGCATTGGCGTTTTGATTTTCATTTAATTGAACATCACATATTAGTTGAAATTGCTGGTGGCCCTTGGTCGGGTGGTCGAAAGGGTAAGCTAAAAAACAAAGCTTGGAGTCTTGATCGTTACGATGTGGCTGAAGAGATGGGTTACACAGTAATTCGCATAGAGGCAGCACCAAGATTTAAGATTAATGAATCTGGTCCATTACAGATCCAAGCTCATTTCGCTAGCCAATGGCTTAAAAATTTAAAGAGGCAAATATTTAATGGATCAGATCAGACCATTTCCTCCAACTGATTTTATGGATCAGGCAGAAGAAGAGGAAGCAATTCGTTTAATACCTGCATCAGATTTAAAAAAATGGGTTATTGCAAATTACTTAACTATTGGTGGACCTCTTCATAACCCTGATCATAACCATATTGCTGAGTTGCTTCATGATAATGAAGAGTTCCTAGCATTTGCTTGGGCTTCTTCTGCATATAAAAGCAAGCAAGCTATGGTGTTAGGCCAGTGCGAAAAAGTCATGTTCAATGTTGGTGGCTGGCGTAAAGCTAGACAAGAGCAACAGATGCGTGACTGGTTCGGCTTTGTGCCAACTTACTTAATAACTGTCGACGCTTCTTTCTGTGAGCGTGCAAACGATACAGAGTTCTGTTACTTGCTTGAACATGAGCTTTATCACATTGGTGTGATGAAGGACGAAGACGGCGAAATCATTTATAGCGATAGTTCTGGTCTTCCTAAGCACTATCTTGCAGGTCATGACGTTGAAGAGTTTATTGGCGTAGTTAAACGTTATGGACCAAGCAAAAATGTTAAGCGACTTATTGAAGTCGCAAAAAATCCGCCGTTTGTTTCGAATCTTGATATTTCAAGATGCTGCGGAAATTGTGTAATCAATTGAGCCTTTTGGCTCTTTTTTTGTCCTGTTTGCTGTACGTAGCTGTACGAAGGGGAATTTATGGCAGCACTAAAAGAGCCTGTGAAAATATTTATTGTTCAAGCTCTTGCATGCCGTGATACCCCTCAAGAAGTGGTTGAACAGGTCAAGCAAGAGTTTGGAGTTGATATTAGTCGTAGCCAATGTGAATGCTATGATCCAACAAAATATTCGGGCAGAAACTTAAGCAAGAAATTTGTTGAGCTTTTTGAATCAACCAGAGAGAAATTTGATGAAGGCTTAATTGATATTCCTATTGCTAATAAGTACTACCGTCTGAAGCAATACCAAAGACAGCTTGATAGAACTAGAAACGTTAAAACAGCGCTAAAAATTCTAGAACAAGCTGCAAAAGATATTGGTGGACAATTTACTAATCGCCAAGAAATTACAGGCAAAGACGGCGGACCAGTCCAAACAGTTAATTCAGAAATTCCAGTTCCAATGGAAGATTACTTAAAAGCGCGGAGGGAAGTCTTAGATGAGTACTGATGCGGCTCGGGATAAAGCCATCCGGATCGAGGCGCAAGAAGATTTATATTTCTTCACAAGGTACATGTTTAAGGAGCGCCGTGGTTATAAATGGATGCAAAATTGGCACCACTTAGAAATCTGCGAAGCTTTAATGAAAGTTTATCGCGGAGAGATAAAGCGGTTAATTATTAACGTTCCACCACGATATTCTAAAACTGAAATTGCTGTAATTAATTTCATGGCTTGGTGTTTTGGAAAGAAGCCTGACTGTGAGTTTATTCATATCAGTTACTCGGCAATGCTTGCCGCAAATAACGCCTTCCAGATTCGAACACTCGTACAAGAGGAGGCGTATAAAAAGGTCTTTCCTGCTCTCACATTGCGTGATGATAGTAAGGCTAAAGACTTCTGGAGGACTTCTCAAGGCGGTGTCTGCTATGCGACTGGTACAGGCGGCACGATTACCGGTTTTGGTGCAGGAAAACTTCGTAAAGGCTTTGGCGGCTGCATTATTATTGATGACCCGCACAAAGCACATGAAGCTTCATCAAAAACTATTCGAGAAGGGGTAATTGATTGGTTTCAGAACACACTCGAATCGCGTACTAACTCGCCAGATACGCCGATCATTGTGATTATGCAGCGACTTCATGAAGATGATTTAGCTGGATGGTTGCTAGGTGATAGAAAAGACGGCGTTCCTGTAGCTGGTGGTAACGGTGAAGTATGGGAGCATCTATGTCTTTCAGCTATTCAGGAAGACGGATCCGCACTGTGGCCAGCAAAACACAATATCCAAAAATTGAGGCTAATGGAGCAAGCAGCACCATATGTATTTGCCGGGCAGTACCGACAAATGCCATCACCGCCAGCAGGCGGTTTTTTTAAGCCCGACAATATTCAAATTGTTGATGCTTTGCCTGCGGATGTAGTGAAACAAGTTAGGGCTTGGGATTTTGGGGCTACCGAAAATGAGGGCGACTTTACAGTAGGTGTGCGAGAAGCTCTAGGCGCAGATGGTTTTACTTACATTGTCGATGTAACTAGAGGACAGCTTGGACCTGACAATGTGAATAAGCGCTTAGAACAAACAGCAAAAATAGATGGGAAAAAAGTTTCTGTGCGTCTACCACAAGATCCCGGTCAAGCTGGTAAATCGCAAGCTAGTTCATTTGTGAAGCTTCTTGCGGGTTATAGCGTGATAGCTAAGCCAATTTCAGGTGACAAGCTTACACGTGCACAACCATTTGCGGCCCAAGTTAACGTAGGAAATGTACGAATGCTCAAAGGTGAATGGAATAAGGATTTTATTGATGAGCTTCGTCATTTTCCTAATGGCACACATGACGACCAAGTGGATGCAGCTTCAGATGCGTTTAATGAATTACATGAAGGTTTTGAAGCCTTCTTTGCTGATATGGGATTTGCTCGATGAGTGATGTAACTTTTCAACATGCTGAATATGTTAAGAACTTGCCATACTGGCAAAAACTTGATGATGTTTGTGAAGGTGAAGATGCAGTTAAGGCTAAAGGTGAAAAATATTTGCCGATGCCAAATGCACATGATAAATCACCTGCAAATAAAAGCGCTTATGAGGCTTATCTTACCCGTGCAGTCTTTTATGAAGTAACAGGGACTACATCAAATAGTTTAGTTGGTGCAGCTTTTGCAACCGATCCAAGTTTTAAATTTCCTCCGGAACTTGCTCATTTAGAACGTAATGCAAATGGTGCTGGTTTAAGTACTTATCAATTGGCTCAAAATGGAATTCGCCATTTATTGAAGCATTATCGTTGTGCTTTATATGTAGATTATCCTGATGTGCCGCCAGCTCGTAATCTAGCGGAATTTAAAGCACAAAAAGCCTATCCGATGATTCATTTACTAAATGCCCTTGATGTAGTGAATTGGGATTCAGTAATGATCGATAACCAGAAAAAGCTTTGCTTAGTGGTTATACGTGAATTTAAGTCTGAGCGCGGTGCTGATGGATTTAGTAAAACCGAACAAGAGCAATATCGTGTACTTCGTTTAGAGCAAGAGGGTAATGGGGAATATATTTATTCCGTTCAGGTGTATACAAAGGGTGAAAAGGGTAACTGGGTTGGCGGAGATAAGAAGTTTCCAACAGATTACAACGGGAATTTCTGGACTTATATACCTTTTACATTTGTAGGTGCAATTGATAATTCAGAAGAGATTAAAAAGCCTCCATTACTTCCTTTGGCTAATCTCAATTTAGCCCATTACAGAGACAGTGCGGACTTTCAAGAGTCCGTTTTTTATATGGGGCAACCTCAATATTATGCGAAGGGTGTTAATTGGGAGTGGTATGACCAAGCCAAGAAACGTGGCATCTACATTGGTGCGAAAGTACTTTTGCCTTTACCTGAAAATGGTGGTTTAGGAATTGTACAAGCCGACCCTAATACTCTTGCCCGGGAAGCGATGAAAGATAAGTGGGAAAAAATGAAGGAGATGGGGGCGCGTTTAATTGAGAAGGGCTCGGGAAGTAAAAAGACCGCTACCGAAGCGAATAGTGATGACGCCGTTCAGCATTCAGTTCTTTCGCTCTGTGTCGTTAATATGAATGAAGCCTTGTCAGCAGCATTACGATGGGCTGCTAAGTTTGTAACGCCTAATGTGGATGTTCTAACTAAAGATGATTTGATGTTCGAAATCAGTCAAGAATTTAACAAACAGGGTTATTTAGCTGAGTTAGCTCGACAGTTATTTGAAGCAGCTCTACAAGGCCGATCTTCATTTAAATCATGGTGGGAATACAACCAAACAGGTATGTTCCCTAAACAAAAATATGAAGAAGAGCTTCAGAATGTTGAAGCAGAGCAAGATGGGACTTTAAATCAAAAGGTAGAGTGAGATGGCAACAGATATCAAAAAACTATTTGAAGCACTCACTCAGCACCAGGCCTATCTTTATCGTGCTTCATCAAAAACGGTAAATGAGTTATTGGCTTTATTCAATGATGATACGAGCAAGATGCTATCTAAGCTTCGGGATTTATTGGATGAGCTTAATGAGTCGGAGAAAGTTGCTTTAGCTGGTGGTAAATATACAACTTCAAATTTAAGGGAAATTAGGGATTTGATTGCCCAATGGTTTGCCAGTGTTAATTTAGCATTACCTGAAGCTTTTGCCGTTTCTGCTACGGCGCTGGCTGTTTATGAGGCCAATTACGTAGCTAAGCTCTATGGAGCAAAAATTAATAAGCCTGATGGGGAAAAACTATTCTTATCCGCTAAAAAAGTTCCGTTGGCAGGTGGCGCTCTTGTCGATGATCTGCTTTCAAGAATTGCTGAAAGTGCCCGTCAAAAGGTTGAGTATGCAATTCGAGATGGTATTAATTCAGGCAAAACTAACCAAGAAATTGTTCAGCGTATTCGTGGTACCAAACGGCTTAACTATGAAGATGGGATCTTAAATGGTACCAAAACTGATATTGAGCGAACGGTAAGAACTGTGCGAAGTCATGTAGCTAATCAAGCCTATCTAAATAGCTTCAACCAAATTGGCTTTGAATATGTCCGATTTGTTAGCGTTTTAGATGGACGAACTTCTAAGCTTTGCGCTTCATTAGATGGTTCAGTGTGGGAAATAAATGATCCGGCAAAGCGAGTGCCGCCGTTACATCCCAACTGTCGCAGTATCTTGGTTCCGGTCGAGAAGGACGGTCAACTTGTTGGCGAACGGCCATTTGTCATGGACGAACGTCGAGTTAAAGACATTCCAAAAGATGAGCGAAGCCATTTAATAGGGCAGTTAGATGCAAACACCACATTCAAAGAGTTCTTTAAGAAAACAGATGATTTCTTTCAAAGGGAGTGGCTAGGGCCAAAGCGCTTTAAGCTCTATAAAGATGGGAAATTTGATTTTGATAAGTTCTTTGATCCAGAGGGGCGGTTATACACATTGGACCAACTTCGAAAGTTGGATGAGCAAACCTTTAAGGAGTTGGGATTATGAGTGAGTCAAGACATTTAGTGCTAAAGCGTCACCCTACTTTGAAAGGTTATCTGGTTATTTGTGATGAAGAAACTGGACAACCTCTAGCTGGACAAAGAGCAGTACAGATGAATTCTGATGCCTTAAATGGACCCGCAACAATTACTGTAACTTTTGAAGCATATGGTGCTCATGGTGTTCGCTTAGTGAGTGATGCACCAAGGCCAAATCAAACAAAGGAAATGTAGCGAAAGGTGGTAAAAATGTCAGAAATATCTGTTGCTGAATATGTAAAAAGAAAAGAAGAGTTAGAAAGAACCCTAACATTTCAACTTGCTGAATTGATCAGTAAATTTGAAAAAGATACAGGCGTAAATGTACAAGATGTTTATGCAAATTTTTCTAGCGCCACTTGTTTGGGTGGTTCAGAAAAACACTTTCTAACTGGTGTGACAGTTAAAACCTCAATTTCTAATTAAACCAATTTATTAATTCAATAGCACCTTCGGGTGCTTTTTTTGCGAGAAGAAAATGCCAAGCCCTATTATCCAATATTTCCAATATGAACATTTACCTGAACATTTGCAGCAAGTTAGTAAGCCAATTGGTGATTTAGCTCGGCAAATGGATGAGCAACTTCCTGACGGGCCTGAAAAATCCACAGGATTAAGAAAGCTACTTGAAGCAAAAGATGCATTTGTACGCCAAGCTTTAAGTAAATAATCATTTATAGAAATGAAGCGTCCTAAAGGGCGCTTTTTTATTGCCTGCCGAAAGCGGATGCTAACGGCGAATCCGGGCGGATGCCCATTTTGTGTATATAGGTTGGATGACCAATGAAACTTAAAACAGTAACAATCGACGGTAAAGTTTATGCAGAAGTAGACGGAGATAAGCCGATCTATATCCATGATGATGGCAAAGAAATGCCACACGATGCTGCACACTCTGTGGCGACAATTGCTCGATTAAATGGTGAAGCTAAAACACATCGTGAAGCCAAAGAAGCAGCCGAAAAAGCATTAAAAGCTTTTGAAGGAATTGAAGACCCAGCGGCAGCTAAAAAGGCATTACAAACAATCCAAAATCTCGACGATAAAAAGCTGGTGGATGCCGGTGAAGTTGAGAAAGTGAAAGCTGAAGCTATCAAGGCAGTTGAAGAAAAATATGCTCCGATTGTTGAGCAACGTGATGCTCTTGAGGCCTCATTGCATAAAGAGCTTATCGGCGGTGGTTTTGCTCGTTCTAAGTACATTCAAGACAACATTGCAGTACCTGTGGATATGGTGCAAGCGACCTTTGGCCATCACTTCAAAATCGAAGAGGGCAAGGTGGTTGCATACGACCAGAACGGCGAAAAGATTTATTCACGTGTACGCCCAGGTGAACTTGCAAATGTTGATGAAGCTTTAGAGTCATTGGTTGGTGGATACCAGCATAAAGACTTAATTCTTAAAGGTGGTAAAGGAACTGGTGGCGGTTTTCAAGGTGGGGGCAAAGGTGGAGCGCCTGCAGGAATGAAACGCAGTGAAATGTCTGTTTCTCAGAAAGCTGACTACATCAAAGAACATGGCAATGATGCCTTCCTAAAACTGCCGAACTAATCATTAAAAATTTGGAGATAAGTCGTTATGACTACAACAGTTAACTCAGACATGATCATCTACAACCAATTGGCACAAACTGCTTATTTAGAGCGTTTGCAAGACAATTTGAATGTATTTAACCAAGCCTCTAATGGTGCAATTGTTTATCGTAATGAGATCATTGAAGGTGATTTCAACAAAGAAGCATTCTACAAAGTGGGCGGTAGCATTAAACATCGTGATGTGAATTCAACCGCCAAAGTAGTGCCTGAGAAAATTGGTTCTGGTGAATCTGTAGGTGTAAAAGTCCCATATAAATATGGTCCTTATGCTTCTACTGAAGAGGCATTCAAACGCCGTGCACGTACACCTGAAGAGTTCGCAATGATTCTTGGTTATGATTTAGCAGATGCATTGGTTGCAGGGCGTTTACAGTACAGTTTAGCTTCATTAAAAGCAGCTATTTCTAGCAACCCAGATATGGTTGCCAAAGGCAGTATTGCGGTAGATGGCCGTAAAGCACTAACACGTGGTATGCGTAAGTTTGGTGATAAGTTTGGTCGTATTAGTTTGTGGGTGATGAACTCAGATACTTATTTCGATATTGTCGATGATGCAATCACCAAGCAAATTTATGGAGAATCTGAAATCGTTATCTATGGTGGTTTACCAGGTACCTTAGGTAAGCCGGTATTGGTTACAGATGCTGTAGGTGATGATGATGCATTTGGTTTGCAAATGGGTGCGGTTACTGTTACAGAATCACAAGTACCTGGCTTCCGAGCTTATGACATCAATGATGAAGAAAACTTAGGTATTGGTATGCGTGCTGAAGGCGCGTTCAACTTAGATATTCTTGGTTATAGCTGGGATACATCAAAAGGCGAAAACCCTGACCTTACTTTACTTGGTTCAAGTGCCAACTGGAAAAAACATGCTACTAGCAACAAAATGACAGCAGGCACATTGCTTGACTTGTCTGGCACAACAACTGGTTAACTCATAAACATCTCACTATAAGAGGGCTATTAAGCCCTCTTTTTACATTAAAGAGAAATGCATCATGAAGCTAATTTATACACGTATTGCTGCTGCAGCTGCGTTAGAGGTTGGAACTATTGCCAATCCTGATTATTACGAAAATCCGAATCGAAGTGCCGAAGAAGTAATTATTTACGGTGATTACCCGAAAATCCAAAATGATTACGAAGCTCTGGATATTCCAGTTGAAGTTCGCAAATTGGAAGAGCCTGCAAAAACGACCTTGGCCACAGTAAATGTCGCGGTGGGAATTACCCCTGAGCTGCAAGAGGTCATTGATAATACAAAAGCTGAGTGTGAAAAGGTTGTTGAGGAAAACGGGCAACTTAAACAGAAAATCGAAATCTTGGAACAAGCTAGTGGTGATAGTTCGGAGTTAATTTCTGAAAACTCACGTTTAAAAGATGCTGTACTCCAAGCAGACAATGCTGCTAAAGCGGCTGAAGGAAAGGTAGTAAGCATTCAAGCAGAGTTTGATGCTTTTAAAAATGATGTTGCTGCTATGCAAGCGCGTATTACTGAATTGGAAGCTGGAAATGCTTCAGAAAATCCAGCAACAGAAACGGCGACAAATGTTTTTGAAAATTGGTCCAACGATCAATTAAAAGAATATTTGGCTAGTAAAAATATTGGTTACAAGCCGTCTGCAACAAAAGCAGAACTCCTTAAATTAATCCCTAAGGAATAATGCAATGAGCTTTATTACTGTAGATGACGCAAATTCAATTTTGGGCAGCGATTTTGCACCAGACAGTGATAAAGCTCGTCTGGTAAAGCTGGCTAATGTTTGGATGAAAAACAGAATAGGTTTTGTACCAGATCCTATTGATCCACTTCTTAAGGACGCGGCTTGTGAAATCATCAAAGGAATTCTGGCCAAAGTAATTTATAACGGCAAAGACCAGCAGTTGAAGCGTAAGAAAGTTAAAGCTGATTCTGTTGAGTCAGAAAAAGAATACCAAGATGGATCTGAAGCAATTTCTAGCTTTGAACAGATTGCAATTGATTTTATTGATTCACTTGATTTGAAAGATCCAAATGCAAGTTTTAATGGCTTTGGCATACCACTTTACAGGGCATGATATGGGCTTACGTGACGAAATTCAGGCAGATATTACCGAAGCATTTAATGATGATTTAGCGGACGCCGTTCATACCTTTACATGTGACAGGGTTGTTAGTTCCAACTGGAACCCTAAAACAAATACTTCAGAAGACGTTGTTGAACATTATGAAGGGCGTGGCGTTCTGTTTGGCTCTTACAGTCAATATGAGATCCAAACGCTTGGAGTTCTGGCCACAGATAAGAAAGCGACCGTGCTTCAAAATGAAGTGACAATGGTGCCCATTATGGAAGATGAGTGGGTTACACCTTTAGGTACTTTTCGTGTCAAACACATTCAACAGGATCCCGCTGCAACTATTTGGAAATGTCAGTTGAGAAAGGTTTAAATACTTGATCTAATATCCCTCTGAGCAGGGGGATATTATGAGTAGAGTCGAAAAAATATATGAAAATATAAAAGCCAATAATGACCATCTTCAGGATGAAGTTCATTTATTTTTCCATTTAGTTATGAATAGTGATTTTGAAGAAATTACCGAATCAAGATTTACTTCAGTTTTCCTAATAAAAATGTTCTATGCATTCTTTAGGGGGGCTAATATAGATATAATCTTAAGTGAAATGAGGAACTTAGAAAATCCAGATATAAATTACAAAAGAATGAAACCACCTACTCTGTTTAAATATATGCCATTGAAGGGTTTGTGGCATAAACACTTTGAACAAATCGGGTTAAGTTCAATGTCTTTAAATATTAAGAGTCAGATCAATTCAAACCCCAATTTTTATAAGGATTTTATAGATATTTATAATGATCCCAATTTAACTTTAAATGAAAAAGTTTCAAAGTTGGCTTACTTAAGCTCTAGTAAGCAATATCTGGATCGTATAGAAAACGGAAAACTAACAGGTGAATGGATTATTTATCATATACACAATCATAAAAATTATTATCTTAATATTGGAAAACATAATGATGGTGATTCCGTTCTGGCAGAGGAAATTAGAGCAATAGCATTATTAGAGTTTCCACAATTTAGAGGCGAAATACCACTTTTTGAATAATTCAAAGCCCACTTCGGTGGGTTTTTTATTGGAGCAAAAATGACTTGGACTGCATTTGAAGTTTATGACAGCGTTCAGGTGATACCTGAAAATGATTTAAAACACCATTCAACATTTCATTGCAAATGCCATCCCAAATATGAGGATGGCATTTTTATTCATAACTCATTTGATGGTAGAGAAGCGACTGAAACGCCTTTACCGAGTTAACAGGTTAAACCATGGTTAATTCTGATTATGTTCCTGAATGGTATATATCGCCATTCCAACATGTGCAGTACACGCTTGCTCGAAATCAACTACACATGGATTTGTTATTTGAAGATATGGATAAAGCCGATCAATTTTTGGATATGGGAGCAGATGCACAGGTTAGTACTTTTTCTGATGGTGCATATGCGATTGTCCAGATCGGTGATACTGAAGATAAAGATCAAATTCAAGTTTATGGATTGCTTGTACATGAAGCCGTTCATATCTGGCAAATAGTAAAACGGAGAATGGGTGAGCGAGAGCCAAGTGTAGGGTGTGAAGCATATTCGATTCGGGCAATCGCTCAAGACCTTTTTGAAATGTTCGAAGCAAGTGAGGTTAAAAAACATGGGGTGGAAGGGAGCAAGGCCGAGCAGCTTTAGTTTTGAAGTTGAGAAACAGGCAGATGAGCATGTAAAAAAAATCACCATGGATACAGTGCAATCACTCGTTGTTTCAAGTCCTGTTGATACTGGAGCTTATCGGGCATCGCATATTGTTTCTATTGGATCTGGTGATTACGGTGTGCGAGAGCCTTCTACAAATGCGGTGCAAGATGCCGCGATTCAAGCTGTTAAATTTAAGCTGGGTAGTTTGATCTATATTCAAAACAACCAGCCATATGCTGAGCGTTTAGAAAACGGTTGGTCCGATCAAGCACCGCAGGGCATTTATAGCACAACGTTTACTTACATTACTCAAAAGTACGGTGGCTAATATGGCAATGACATTAGAGCAAGCTAGACAAGCAATAGTCGACCGTATGATGAGCTTCACAGGAATATCTCAAGACAGAATCCAGTATCCAAATGCACCAGGTTTTACGGTACCAACAAAAGGTGTGTGGTGTCGTTTAACCATTACGGGAGGACCAAGTTTTATTGCTGGACTAGGAAATAAGCCGTGTACACGCCGTACTGGGAATATCTTAATTCAATGTTTTGCCCGTCCTAATACTGGAGACAGGGGAGTAACAGAACTTAGTGATGCTTTGCTGGCACATTTTGAATATTTTTCAGTCGAACATTTAGAATGTTTGAATGGTCAATCAATTTTTGTCGGTCAAGATGCTGACTTCACTCAGTATAATGTGACGATTGGTTATAGGGTGAATTGATATGTCCTGCATGCTGACGCTAGAAGAAATTGAAATTAAAAAACAAGAACTTGAACGTCACTTAGCAGATGTAATGGCTAAGGAGCTAAGTAAATGGCAGTTGTCTAATAAATTATGTATTTCTGATGTAAAAATTCGCCTCGCTAATGTTAATAGCATAAATGGACCAAATTTAAATATTGTTACTGGAGTAGGTGTTGATTTGGATGATTGATATTAAGTTTTAAAGAAGTTACCGCCTTCGGGCGGTTTTTTTTCGCCAGTAATTTAACGGCCACCTTCGGGTGGCTTTTTTTATGCCTACAGTTAGGAGTAATAAGCCATGTCGAGTGGTGCACGTCAGCTAACACAAATTGCAAGAGAAACCACGGTAGGTGTTACACCAACGCCGTTTTTCCGAACTACATTTGAATTTACAGATAATGGCTTAGATGCCACAGTTTCTAAAGAAGAATCTAAATCAATCACTAGCGGGCGCATTGCACGCGCATCAATGATTACAGGCGCTGAATATGCTGGTGAATTAAAGTGTGAGGCTAAATACAGCCAACTTGTGCAAGATTTAATGGCAGCCGCGGCCTTTAATAGCTGGTCATCCAATGTTCTTACTTTTGGTGGGGCGCTACGCCAAACTTTCTCACTACTTCGTGGCTTTGAAGACGTTAATGATTACCACGTATTCCGTGGTTGTCATGTAAATACCTTCAGTATCGAAATTCCCGAAGCTGGTTTAATTACGATGGCGTTTGGCCTTATGGCCTTGGGCAGAACTAACTTTGCAGCGCCCCCAGCTGGATCAGTAACTCCAGCAGATAACAGCCCTAAGTTATCGAATGTCTCTGTCGGTGAAATCTTAATTGATGGAGAATCTCAAGCTGGTATCTCTTGCTTGACTGCCTTCAGTTTCAAGTGGGATAACACAATGAAGTTGCAGAAATGCCTCGGCGAAGGAATCAATGCCCGAGCTATTTTAGAAACACTTGCTGCTGGTACAGGTTCATTTACTGCTGCATGGTCACGAAATACTTCAGACATGTACGAAAAGCAATTTACGAATGCAACAATTTCTTTGAAGGTCCCAATTACAGACACTTTAGGTAATTCTTACGAAATTTTTATTCCTAAAGCAGAAATTACTGCGCCATTACCGAGTGGTGGGAACAGCGATATTTTAAACGCTTCATTTGAATATAAAGTTGTTGAAGAAGCACCGACAATTACCCGTATTCCAGCACCGGCACCAAATCCAAATCCTTAATTTAATTTGACTGATAGCAGCCTTCATGGCTGCTTTTTTTTGGAGTTCAATATGGCTTTAAAAGTAACTATTCAAACAAGCAAAACAGTCAGTAAATGGCGAGAATATACGGACACGGAAGGAAATGTACTGGCTGAGTTTAAAATTCGCGGAAATGGATATAAACCATATCAAGTGGCATTAGAGCGTGCGAACAATCAGATTACCTCAAAAGGTTTTGATGTTAGTAAAGCTGGAAAAGATGACAAACTTTACCACGAACTGCTTCTCGAAGCTGCAGCATGTCACTTAATAGAAGACTGGAAAGGGGTCATCTTTGAAGAAATGAAAGACGGCGGAGAAGTTATTGAAACTGAACCGGAGTATTCACCCGAAAATGCGATAAAGCTTCTAAACATGGGTGATATCGGCATTTCAATTTGGCTATATGTAAAGCAAGAAGCTGAAGATATTCAGAAAGAAGCAGATGCATTCAGGAATGAAGTGGTGGGAAAGTCACAGCCCTCTACAACTGGTGCAAATTCAACTCAGAAGAAGAAGCGAGCGACTACAACGCGAAGCAGACAGCGATCGCAAAAGCCTTAAATCTCCAAAATGCTAAGGTCATTGAGAAACCCGAGTATTCATATACCTCAAATGCTATTCTCTCAGCATATAACGTTATTTCTCGCTCTAGACGATATGAACAGGGTATTCCGCTATCTTTGGATATTTCGGCCATCTCTGCATACTGTGAGCACTATGAATTGCCAGTAGAAAGAGACATCTTTAATGATTGTATTTTTGCTATAGATAACTTGTTTTTAGATGAGTCACAAAAGAAGTTTAAGGTGAAGAAATAAAACGTTTAAGGTTTTATTTCTTAAAACAAAATCGAGTGCGGGGTATTTTAAGAAATGCACAATATACCGCACTTCTCATATGGTTTTAAAAAATTTATATAACTACTATTTTATAATTAAAAATTGTAAATTATTGAAATTAAATGATTAATTTTTTTTGTTATTCACTTTTAAAGGTAGGGGTTGTCATTGACACAAATGTCAACTTGTAATATTTTAACAGCCCATAGTCCCCTTAGTTTTAGCCCTTTTAATTATTTTTTAAAGGCATTGAACTTAAGGGGTTTTGCATATCCAAGTAAAATATATTTTAAGAATTGTTTGAGTACGTAATGAAATGTACATCTTCATTCTTATTAAATATTTATTTGATAGGGTGTGTATATCAAAACCTCACTAAGGAGAGAGTTATGAATACAGTTGTCCGTCATTTATCAAATTTGTTAAGTGGTGCTAATTTTATTTTTGAAGCTCCACATAAACAACGTAAATATAAATCTCCGGCCAATGGTTTTCATGAAGATCAATATAATTTGAGAGGAGATGTTAGAATGGTTGGTAACGATATTCGCTCAAAAGCCAAGGAGGCCTATGGCCGGTAATAAAAGAGTTGCTGTAGGTGCACGAAATGGTAAGGGTGAAGAAGTTCAATTACACCATCAAGAATCAGATGCTCCAATTGTTTATACAGCAGAGTTAGAGAAACTACACAACTTCCGTCCCGACCTCGTTGATTGGGTTGTAAAAATGACAACGGAAGAAGCGCAAGAAAGACGTAAACAGACTAGTAGAACAAATAAGTTTATATTTTGTGAAAGAATCTTAGGTCAGTTTTTCGCGGGCGCTATAGGTATTTGCGGAATCTTAGGTGGTGGTTATATTGCTTTACATGGTCAACCTGGTGCAGGAGCAACAATTGCTTCAGTAACTATTGGAACTTTGGCCGTAGCATTTATTTTTAAAAATAGATAAATCTAAATTACTAATTTAAGAGTAAAAGACCACCTCCGGGTGGTTTTTTTATTGCGCCAAAAAGCACCGTGAGGTGCTTTTAATATATGGGGGGGGTTACCAAGAGCCTTTAACTGGGTCATCTTTGTCCAGTTCATCATCAATTAACTTTTTAGACTCTTCTAAAGACTTATTATAGAACTTTTTAACATTTGGATATTTCTTAAAAACTTTATCCATATATTCATCTTGGGTTCCATTAAGCATTGACTCGAACATGCCTGTAATCATTTCCATCATTTTCATGGAATTAGCGAGTTGTTCTTCTAGGCTTTGAATCTTTTTGTCTTTCTCAGATTCAGATGAAATCTCAATGTTGAGTTCTGCATCTTTATTTTTATTTTGTTCACGTTCTTCTAGAACTTTGGTAAGACGTGCCTCTAACTCTTCAGGGGGCATATTAAGCGGTGACAAGTCTGATTCCTGCTCAAAGCTTCTTTCAAGACGGGCAATAATGTCTGCATTCATTGAGCGCTTATATGCTTTGGCAGATTCAGCCACCTTGTCACGTAACTCTTCAGACCACCTTAGTTTGTATTGAGGGTCTTTTTGATTCTCGCTCATTGAAATAAACCATATACCGCAAAAATGAAATACTGATCATAAAGTACCATGGAGGTACTTGACAATGGTCGCAAGGAGGTGCATATTATAAATGTACCTCCTTGGTACTATTGTGGAGATTATTATGGCAAAGCAAAATCAACAGCAATTAAAAATCCGATTTTTTGATGATACTGATCATTTGAAATTGAAGGAAATTGCAGAAAAGGAAGATCGCTCATTGACCTATGTTGTTAACCAAGCGATTAAACAATTTTTACAAAGCAAAGAGAGTGCGAAAGCATGAAATTAACAGGCACAAAAAAACCTTGCCATCCGCCAAGATTGTACAAGGTTTAGCTGTGTCCCAGAGGACAGATAACTATGTTAAATATACCATTCGAATTTGATAAAGACAAGGTTCTAGATATTACCGATCTACTGCCAACCATTCCTATTGAGATTCTTGAGAAGGTAACAGATCAAAACGGTTCTGTTTCAGCAGATGAAGAAAATTTTCTAAAATCTGTAGGACGCGCTGCGGAAAATGCAAACCTTCCAGTTTTAAAGGGATTAAGTGCTATTGGTGTATTGCTTGCCAACGCAAATGAAGAAATACCGTTAGGAACATTCAATGATGTTGGCTGGTTAATACAATCGCTTAGCGAACAAGTTATAGCTATAAGCCATATGCAAGGGTTCGCTGACTCACTTCTTGATGCAAGTAATAAGAACAAAATCTCTAAGGGCAATGGAGGGCTAATGTCATGAATATGCTTATTAACCAAGAAACTTTAATTCCAGTTGTTGATAGAGATATTGGCGGTGAAGTACAACCATGTGTTGATGCACGTGAATTGCATAAGTGGCTTAAATCTGGGGAAATGTTTGCCACATGGATAAAAAAACGGATTAAGACCTATAAATTTATTGAAAATGAAGACTATATTAGTTTTTTGGTAAACCCCAAAAAACCTAATGGTGGGCGTTCTTCAAGAGAATACATATTAACTATTGATATGGCTAAAGAGCTGTCAATGGTTGAAAACAATGAACAAGGTCGGGTTGCAAGACGTTATTTTATTAACTGTGAAAAAGCATTGCGACAAACAGCATTTGGATTAATGAACCAATTCAACAGAGCTGTATTAGAGTTTGAGAAGTTTACTGAAATAGCTTCAAATGCTGGAAGGACCTTATGTTTGGTTGGGAAGCAATACAAACCACAAGCATTAAGCAAGGTTGAGGAGTTAAAGCAAAAGATTACTCCTTTACTTCCATTTGAAGAAGATGAGATGCAAGCATAAATTCAACAGGAACCCGCCAAGTGCGGGTTTTTCTTCATGTGACATTTAATGATCAGTTTGTTAAATTACCCCTAAACATAGGGGTATTTCATGAAAAATTTTATTTTATTTATTTCAGTTGTATTTATTACAACCTCAGTATTTTCTGCACCTAATAAAAAATCAGCTAAAGAACAGCATGAAGAAAATTGTGTAAATTTAGCTAAGCTAGCCCAAACTTTTATGACATCTAAACAAAATGGTGTTCCTATTCTTTCTAGTCTGGAAACAGTAAACACAATAATTAAAGATGAGCAAAGAGCAGAAATAATCAGATTGATTGTTAAAGATGCTTATTCGCAACCAAATTACTCAACCCCGTCTGTGAAAGAAGAACAACTTAACGAATTTACTGCCAAGTATTATATTGGCTGTTCAGAAATGTATAAATAAAATAAATTATTGATTAAAGTTTGCTTAATATTGATTTTAACAAGGCTGTGAATATGAAAAAAATTATTTTAATGAGTTTGGTTATTACTCTTACGGGTTGCGCTGCAACTTCTGACATGACAAATAATCAGTACATGGCAACAACACCTACATCAACAGAGTTAAATGGATTCTGGACTGGTGTAAATGGTCCGTACACAGTTACATATGCATTTAAAAAGGATGGCACTGGATTGATGTGTTCAAGCTGGGGTGGCAATGACTCACTTGAGAAGCTAAAAATTAATGGCTCAGAAGTTATTCTACAATCTGGCTTGAAACAAACAATAAAATTGCAAACTAGTACAAAGCTTGAGTTAAGAGCTAATTACTATGGTGGAGCAACGTATACTTATATTCCCGATCCATCCTTAAGTAATGCATCTCCATACTGTGAAAAAAACCTAAGATAACACCTAATTAATTAAAGCCCGCGAAAGCGGGTTTTTTATTGCCTAGAGGAAAGTAAGATGGCACAAGAATCACGTCTCGTCATTGTAATTGATGCAAAAAATGCAGAGCGAAATGCGCGTAATCTAGGCAATGAATTAGATAGCATTGAGCGCAAGGGAGACTTTGCCACCAAATCAATGGATGCATTATCTGTTGCTACACGTCAACTTGCTGGATACATGGCTGGATTGGTTACTGTAAGTGCCGCCATTTCTAAGATGGACACTTACACTGGTCTTCAAAACCGTCTCAAATTAGTAACTAACAACCAAGTTGAGTTAAACAAGGCAACAGAAGATACCTTCCGAATTGCTCAAAAAACATATTCAGCATGGGATTCTGTTCTACAGGTCTACCAGCGTTTTAGTGATAATGCCAAAACTTTAAACCTCACAATGGATGACACAGCACGTTTAACTGAAACAGTATCAAAAGCTGTAGCAATAAGTGGTGCAAGTGCAGCAGCAGCAGATGCAGCTTTAGTTCAGTTTGGGCAGGCATTAGCAAGTGGAACATTGCGCGGTGAAGAGCTTAACTCTGTAATGGAGCAAACCCCAGCATTAGCAAAAGCAATTGCTCAAGGTATGGGTATAACTGTTGGAGAGTTACGCACAGTAGCAGCGGAAGGGAAAATTACTTCCCAAGAAATCGTTAAGGCCTTAAAGAATGTTCAAGCAGATGTAGATGCCTTATTTGCTAAAACAGACATCACTATTAGCCAATCGCTAACGCTGCTTAACAATGAAATTACTAAGTTTGTTGGCGAGTCTGGAAAGGGATCTGGCGCAGCAGAAGTATTGTCAGGTTCTATTAAAACGCTTGCTGGTAACTTAGATGTTTTAACATCTGCAATGATGGTTGGTGGCGCATACTGGCTTGGAACATATATTCCTGCTATTTATGCATCAGGTGTAGCCGTAGCAGCGAAAACTAAAGAATTAGCTGCTCAAACCTTTGCACAATATACGGCAATACAAGCAGATAGAGCAGCAGCAGCTCAACAAGTACTTTCTACTCAAGCAGTTGTAGCAAATACCCAAGCAACTTTAGCGGCTATTGCGGCTGAGAAGGCTCTAGAAGTACAGCGACTAAAATCCCAAATCACTGAAAAAGGGCGAACAGCCACAATTACCCGAATGGCTGAGCTTAAGAAGATTGAGGCTCAAGTCACAAGAGAATTGGCTGTAGCTGAGGAGGCTCTGGCAGTAGCTCAATCGAGATCAGCTGCTGCGGGCGCTGCTACTGTAGGAATTGGTTCACGCCTTTTAGGTTTACTTGGTGGTCCAGTTGGTATTGGTATTACAGTTGCAAGTCTGGCTGCTGGATATCTTTTGATGCGTGACAACACAGCGGAAGCTAATAAAAAACTTGAAGAACAGGCTCGAGTTGCGGAAAAGACAGACGAAGCATTAAAGAAATTAGCTGGCAATGATAAAACAAAGGCAGTTGATGATTTAACGGCAGCATTCAATGCCCAAAATGAAGCATTAGAGAAATCGTCACGTTCTGTTGCATCTGCATTAATTGATATCGAAAACTATGCTCGTGGCAATTGGGAAGTTGAAAAAATTTCTCAAGAGGCTCGTAAAGGAACTATCAGCTATACAGAAGCCATTGAGCGCTTAAATAAAATTAAGTTACCTACAGATCTATATGAAAACCTTAAAAAGCAAGCCGCGCAGTATGATGAGAACTCGTCAAAAGCGAATTTATCTGCGGAGAAACTGAAATTATTTACTGTTAATGTACAGCTTGCTGGCAACCAAGCACAAAATGCTGCTGTTCAAGTAAAGGGAAATACTGATGAGTTAAATAGCAATGCGAATGCAGCAGATAAAGCTGCAAAAGCACAGAAAGGGTATTTTGATAGTCTCCGTACTGAAGTTCTTAACTCTAATGAAGAGTTGGCCTTATTAAATCTTGGCTACAGTGAAGAAACTGTTAAGAAGATCATTGAGCTGCAAAAAGCTAAACAGGCTGTTGCTCCTCCTGGCACTACTGCAATTGTCACTAAAGAGGAGATGGATTTAGTTGCACAAGCTCAAAAGGCCCTTGATGTACTTAAAGACAAAAAGGATGAGCTAACAGCTGCCGAGCGCAAACACACAAGTGAGCTCGAAAAACAGCAAAAAGTACTAAGTGTAAATGCGAAAGTCCTAGCCAATGCTTCAAAATTCGGATTTTCAGATCTAGAGTCTAAATATGAGTTATTGCCAGGCTTACTATCAGCAATCAACATGCAAGAAAGCAAAGGTGATGCAAACGCTATTGGTCCGCATACTAAATACGGGAAAGCCAAAGGTGGTTTCCAGATGCTGGATGATACTGCCAAGCGCTGGGGGTTGGTTGGTAAAGAAGTTTTTGATACTGGTAAAGCTGCAGAAGCAGCTGCGAAATATCTAAACTTTTTGTTTAAAAAGTTCGGTAATTGGGATCAAGCAATTTCTGCCTATCATGCTGGAGAAGGTAACGTAGAAAAAGGTACCAATATTGGTCCAGTTAATAGGCAGTACGTTAAAAACGTAAAAGGATATGTTGCTGGATATAATGGTTTTGATATGAAGGGAGTCTCTGAAAAAGATTTCGATTCATACCTTAATCAATTTCTGAAAACTCAAGAGGAGACCGAAAAGTTACGTGATCAGTATCGAGATAAAGATACGCTTGCTGAGAAAGAATATTTAAAAAGAATTGGTGAGTTAAAATTGCATTTTAAAGATGCAGAGTTAAAGCAGCTCACTGATAAAGAGACAGCACGTTTCAATGCTCAAAAGGAGTTAAACACTGAACAACTTGAATTTGAATTAAACGAGTTCCGTTTAAATGAAGTTCAAAAGCTGGAAAAACAAAAGCAGATTAAATTACTGCAAATCAAAGCATCAACTGATTACTCTGAAACTGAAAAAGAAATTCGAATCAAAGCTGTTAATACAATGTTTGATTATGAAATTTCTGAGTACAGAAAACTCCAAAAGCAAAAATTGGAGGAGTATCGAAAAACAATGTATGAGCAAGCCTCAATACCACAATCAGATGTTATTAATTTACTAGCTAAAAAGAACCTAACTTCTTCGCAATATGATTCATGGAATCTACAGAATCAATATAGTGATGAAATGCAGAATGCTAATGATACATATTCCTCAAATGTTAAAGCAGTTTCAGAAGATAAAACAATCGTTGACGAAGAGAAGCGCTTCCAGGCCTTATTAGATGCTGAAGAGCTATTCCGTCAGCAAAAGTTTGCTATTAATGAAAAATATACGCTTATGGAGCAAGACTTACAGAAATCGGCAAGAGAACGAGAACTCGAAGGCTACGGGCAATTGATGTCTCAAGCATCTACTGTTTGGGGAAATTTGACTGCCATGGTCAGAGAGTCAGCTGGAGAGCAAAGTGGCGCTTATAAAGCAATGTTTTTGGCTCAGCAAGGTATTGCCATAGCTCAAGCTATGATTAATACAGAATTAGCAGCAACCGAAGCTTTAAAGTTAGGTCCGATTCTAGGTATTCCAGCTGCCGCGGTTGTGCGTGGTTTGGGCTATGCCTCTGTAGGCTTAATTGCAGCGCAAACTATCGCTGGTTTCTCAGACGGTGGTTATACCGGTAATGGCCTTAAACACACTCCAGCAGGAATTGTGCATAAAGGTGAGGTTGTTTGGTCGCAAGAAGATATCAAACGCTGGGGTGGTGTAAGCGTTGTTGAAAGCATGCGTCAAAGTAAACCAAGTGGTTATGCAAATGGAGGTTATGTTTCTAATAATACTAGTGAAGCTATAGCAACACGACGGGAGGCACGACAATTTGATGCGATTAATTCAAATCAAGCACAAAGCAGTTCGAGTCAAGTTCCAATCAATGTTTATGTAACAGTTAATCCGGATGGATCAAGTAAAACTGATACCCAAAATGACTCGAAGCAGCTTGGGCAAATGATCGGCAATGCTGTTAGAACGATTATCCGGCAAGAGCAGAGACAAGGCGGTTTATTGGCTAAATAGTGCCATAAATGGAAAATTATTAATTAATTGATTTTTCTATTTAAAGTGAGTTAAAAGTTAGTTCCCATTAACCAATAAGGAGGAAATATGGGAACTGATGTTAACCCAGTGGCATGGGATAATGCAGAACTGATGGCGTATGCGTTACTTGAGAGTGGTAAGGCAACGACATTGTTTGATTATCTAATACTATTTGGCTCTATTCTAGATGTAAATAGGCATGGACATCATTCTGTTTCAGGAACTGCAGATCTGGGTATACGCTTTAAAGTGGGAGAAAATGAGTTTGTCTATAATGACAAGCAGGAACCACATGTTGAGGCATTAACTAAAATACTATATGAAGTTTTTTACAAACATCAATCTTAAGTAAAAGTAAACCAAATAACCCTGCTTAGGCAGGGTTATTTGGTTTTAGGAGCTATAAATATGAAAGCAATAAAGTTTGAAAAAGTAGGCTATCAAACTGGTAATCATGATGAAGTAACACGTTTACTGGGCGGCACAGTAACCTATGTTGGTCAACGTGGAAGAGAGGCAAATAAGACTTATGAACGAGATGGGGAAACTTTCCCTATCCAATTCGATGATTGGCTTGTAGATATTGAAGGTGTGATTCTTGTTTTGAGCGAGAAACAATATCAAGCGCTTAATTCAGTAGCTTACAAACCTATAGGTTTGGGTGAGGCAATTGGTCGGCATGTCAATGAGTACTTAAGTCAACAACAGCGACAAGGCGGTTTATTATCAAAGTAACCCACTCACTTGAGTGGGTTTTTTAATGGGAGTACAAAAGTGAAAAAGTACATTATGACTTTTCTGCTTGCTTTATTGATTGCTGTAGTTTTCTACATAAGTGCAAATTTAATTGATTTTAATCTAATTGAATATGCAACGGGTTTCGTCTTTGGATTGTCATTTGCCCTCATTTTTAAAAAACAATCTAAGAGTACTAAAATTGTTGACTTAATGGACAAGCAATTAAAAGAATGGGGAGTTCGTGAAAGTAGGCGGGCAGGTTTATTCGCTCCAGATCAAGATACGAATGATCTAGAAAGTTGCAAAAAACGTTTTAAAGATAGTCCGGTTAGTATGAAAGTTGAGTGGTCAAAAAAAGATGAGTAATCGTAAATTCACTTGGTGCCAAGATTTAGAGGGTAATTCAGGTTCGCAGAGCTTTAATACGTTATCAAGTAAATTTGGTGACGGTTATGAGCAAAATACTTCAGTAGGCATCAACAACCGTTCAGGTACTTGGCAATATTCACGGACAGCAAAAAAAGCCGAAATTATGCAAATCAAAGCATTCTTTGATGATCACAAAGGTGCTGACTCGTTCCTTTGGGATTCGCCTTTAGATGGTGAGGTTCGAGTTAAAACAGGTGAATATCAACCACGCTGTTTGGGCGGTGATGTTTGGCAAATCTCAACAACATTCACCCAAGTTTTTTACCCCTGATGACTCCTAACTTTTGACCATCAATGCCCTACTATCAAATGGCTGAATTTTCAGCGATTAATGCACGAGGTTAAAATGAGAGACGGAATTTACTTTGTGAAATTCAAAAGCACTATCCAAGATTTTGGTGAGGGTACGGTGGTGGTAAAAGATGGAGTGGTCAATGGTGGAGATTATGGATTTACATACCGTGGCAGGGTTGAAAACAATCTTCTCAAATTAAATGCAAAACAACATGATAGGAATGTTGTATCTGTATTTGGTGATATCAGTGATTACGAATTAATTTTAGAGGTTAAACCTACTGATACTGGCTATGATTTAGTTGGTAATACTGAAGCAATACCAGGTGTGGTTATTCAAGTAAAAGCTAAATTTATTGGTGATCAATTAGCTTAAATTATCCATTCTCAACAAAAGGACGCATTTGCGTCCTTTTTTATCATCCAAAGGAAATCAAAATGAAGCATTTTTCAACCGATATATTCATTAAGCTATGTGTAAAATATACAGGTAAAAGCAAGCAAGATCTTGCTAAAAAGTGGGGGCTTTACTACTTCTTGACCCGATCAAAAACAAAAGCCTATTGGTATACAATTTTCTCCTAATGTCGTGACCTCATGCAAGAAACTACGGCATGCACACAAGACGGAGTTGTGCCCGTCACCTAATTCTTAATAATTTCCATGCCCCACTCGCTGGGGCTTTTTTATGCGAGTAAGAAAATGACAATTCAAACAGTAAATCTAGGTTCAGCTCCGACTGGCGCAGGCGGTGATACTTTCCGTTCAACTGGCGCAAAAGTAAATGAAAACTTCACAAATAATACCCATGCAGCTAGTCGTTATGTAGGTACTGCTGCTGGGAATGTCATGGAAGTTGGGGCTTTTGGTTTAGGTTTAACTCAAAATACAAGATATGTTCCACCAAGTGAAGATATATCAAATTTGCCAAATGGAATGTATTGCATTGAAAATGGTGGACATTCAGGAATTTTGATAAGACAGTCAGCTTCTCCGGGTCAAAACTTGTTAGGGATATTAGGTTTTCCATCTGATCCTAATACGTCCGCTCCATTTTATTACAAAATTAATTTAGCGAATGGTAAAACCCTTCAATCACAACAAGCTTATAAATATATTTTCCATACAACTCAAAATACTATTACTGACAGTAATGGCTTCATTAAGTCAGCATCACCGGTTGTTAAATTGTTTGCAGATAAAGTTGAACCTAACGATGAAGCTGCTGAACAGTCTCTCTCATTTGAAAAAATAGATATTGGTCATTACCTTGTTAAAGGATCATCCGGTTTTGCTAAAGATGGATGGTGGATTGAAATTCCAACTGACACCCATGGCAACAAGATTTGCGCTGTTGAATATCAAACTTTAGAGAATGGTGATCTTGAAATTAAGACCTTCAAGAAAAAGCTAAATGATGAAGGCGATATTGTTGCGAATCTTGATGCACCAATCGATATTCCGAACAATGCAAATGGTGAGCCGCGCTGGATTGATATTCGATTAAACAGCATTAAAAAGACAATTGTCAGAAAAATTCCACGAACTGAAAAGCAACCAAGGATGGTTCAGCAAGTAAAATATGCACCGCAATTGACCTATATCACTAAATACGAAGATTTATTTGATGATGAAGGAAAAGCTGTAATTGTGGATGGCAAGAATTATAAAAAGCCAGTAACCCACATTCAAACTGATCAAAACGGCACACCCATCCTATCAAATCAACCAGTGATGAATGAAAAAGGTGAACCAGTTTTTGAGTGGGTTCAAGCTGTTGACGGTGAAGGTAAACCTATTTTTGATGATGTTCCTGTTTTAGATAAAGATGGAAATCCAATCTATGACGAGGTAATTCATGAGTCTGAATAGTGATTTTCAGAAGCTATATGTCGATGGGTTAATTCACTTGTATGAATTAGATGCCAGCTCACTTGGAGCTGGCATCTTGCGTTTTCACGGGCATATAGCTTTTCAAGATTGGGAAAAAATTTACTCATCCATCGGATCTGAAGGATTGATCGGTGCAGATTCAGGAAGCATTGGTAAGGTTTTTGACACTGGTGGTCAGAAAGTATGGAACCGCAATATTATCTGGCAGGGTCAGGTTTTTGAACCAATGGCACTCGAAGTAAGTGGCCTTGAAATGAGTTCAACTGGTAAAGCTTCAGCGCCAACTTTAACAATGGCAAATAACATTAACGGCATTCAACATGCTGTTTCTGCTTATTGTCTGCAATTTAAAGATTTTGCAGGTGCAAAGCTAAAAGTTATTACTACTTTGGCTAAATATCTAGATGCCGAAAACTTCACAGCAGGCAATCCTTCAGCATCGAATGAGTCTAAAGAACAAACTTGGTTTATAGAGCAGAAAACATCGGAAAATGCCCAGCAGGTTACTTTTGAACTTTCAAATCCAATTGATTTTGAAGGTTTGAAAATTCCTGTACGTCAAATTACTTCTTATTGTAGTTGGGAATATCGCGGGGAAGAGTGTGGTTACACTGGGGCCGCAATGTTTACTGAGAAAGATGAGCCTACAGACAATCCTGCTTTAGATCGTTGCTCGTACAGATTATCTGGTTGTGAATGTCGATCTGGTAAAAACAAGCCTTTACCTTTTGGCGGGTTTCCAGCTTCAAGCATGTTGTGAGGTTTTATGAATATCTTACTTGGAATAATTTATGGGATGGTAGGGACGCTAATCATTCATCTTCTAAGCTATGCGGTTCACTTTGTCATTCTAAGGTTAAGAAAGATTAAAGAGAAAAAAGCTTATTTAATTAAATTTAGCTGCCCTTGTGGCGGGATTTTTGAACCAACTGGTCAAGTATATCTTACTTATCCAACTCAAAAGCAGCGGAAGTGCACAAAATGTGGAAACTGTAAGGGGTTTTTCTAAATGAAGCTTACAGCAAAACTTAAAAAAGCAATCATGGCCCATGCGGATGAATGCTATCCACACGAGTGCTGTGGGGTGATTATTGATAAGCAATATATTCCTTGTCGCAATATTTCTAAAAACTCTGATCAATTCGAAATCCATCCAGAAGATTTAGCTATAGCAGAAGACCAGGGCGAGATATTAGCGTATGTGCATTCACACCCTGACGGAACTACAAGAGCCTCAGAACTAGACTTAATTCAAATTGAATTACATCAAAAGCCGTGGGTAATTTGTTCGTATCCGGATCTTGATTTTCAAGTCTACGAGCCTTGCGGTTATCGCGCCCCCTTAGTGGGGCGTAATTATTTTCATGGCTGGCAAGATTGCTATGCGCTTGTACGTGATTTTTATAGTCGTGAATTAGGTATAGAGCTTATGGATTTTAAGCGGGATGATGCATGGTGGGAAGATAAAGACCATCCATCACTTTACCTTGAAAATTACGAAAAAGCAGGTTTCTTTGAAGTTGGTAAACCAGAATATGGCGATATGTTGGTTTGTCAGGTTGGACGTACAGAACATCCAAATCATGCAGTTATATGGTTGGGTAATAATGGGCAGCTTAAATCGGAACAAACTGAGCATTGCATCGGTTCAAGTTTAATCCTTCATCATCCGTATAACAGAAAGTCAGTACGCGAAATTTATGGCCAACAGTGGAAAGATCGCACGGTAAAAATCTTGAGGCATAGAGATGTTAAAAACAATTAAGTTGTACGGCATCTTGGGGCAAAAGTTCGGTCGTGAATTTAAGCTCGATGTCGCAAATACACGTGAAGCCATGCGTGCATTATCTGTTCAGATCGCTGGCTTTGAACACTTTATGTTGCATGCACATGAGCAGGGCCTACGCTTTGCCGTGTTTCTAAAAGGAAAGAACTCGAGTAATAAGCGAGGCAAGAAACGCCCAGCAATTTACGATCATGAAACAAAGCGCTTAATCACTGGTGACAATATCGGTGAAGAGCAGCTTGATATGTCTACTGAAGCCGACATTATTCACATCGTCCCGCGTGTAATGGGAGCTGGTGGTAATAGTGGAGTCTTACAATTAGTTCTTGGAGTAGTTCTGATTGTTGCAGGTGTGATGACTGGCGGTACGTCTTCAGCTTACGGTGTTGCATTAATTGGCGCTGGTGCAGGCATGGCTATGGGAGGTGTTGCATCAATGCTCATGCCGAAAGCCCAAACTAATCAAAATCAAAACCAAGACGGGAACCGGGCAAACTTTGGTTTTGGGAGTGCAGTAACCACAGCAGCGCAAGGTTATCCAGTACCGATTCTCTATGGTAGACGTGAAGTCGGCGGCTTCGTATTAAGTGCTGGTCAATATCCAGAAGATCAGATGTAATTTTTAAGTTAGTTATAGGCGCTTTTTGGCGCCTTTTTTATTGCGTGGGATTTGATATGACAGCGATGGTAAAAGGCGCTAAAAAGGGAAATCAGCAACCAAGACAACCAGTAGTTGCACCGGACTCCGCACAATCTAAAACTTATATTAAAGAGTTGATTGGTCTAGCGGAGGGTGAAGTCGAGGGATTAGCAAACGGCTATCAATCAATTTTGCTTGAAGATACTCCGTTGCAAGATGAAAACGGCAACAAGAACTTTGAAAACGTTACTGTTAATTTTAGATCCGGAACAAACGATCAAGAATACATTGAAGGCTTCCCGGCAGTTGAAAATGAAATCCCGATTGACGTAGAGCTTAAATCATCTACACCTTGGGTGCGCTCTTTTAACAACCTAGATCTTGATGCAGTACGTTTACGTTTACGTTGGGGGCCACTACGCAACCAAGACCCAACAACGGGTGATGTTACTGGCTATACCATTGAATACGCGGTGGACTTGCAAACTGATGGCGGAGCATGGTCAGAAGTATTAAGAGCAAAAATTTCAGATAAAACATCTGATAATTATGAGCGTCCACATCGTATTGACTTACCCAAAGCCGATTCAGGCTGGCTCGTTCGTGTTCGCCGAATTACTCCCAACTCAACATCCGAATATATCAGCGACAAAATGTATGTTAAGGCTGTCACTGAAGTTATAGACGCTAAATTACGCTATCCAAATACAGCATTAGTTTCACTGCAATACGATGCTGAAACATTCGGTGGATCAGTCGCAAAATTAGCGGTTGATTTGAAGGGTGTAAAAATCAAAGTCCCAACGAACTACAACCCTGAAACCCGCGAATATGTTGGCATGTGGGATGGTACTTTTAAACGCGCATATTCAAACAACCCAGCTTGGATTTACTATGATCTTTGCACATCTAAGCGGTATGGAATTGGTGAGCGAATTACAGATGGAATGCTTGATAAATGGTCTTTATACCGTTTAGCCCAATACTGTGATGAGTTGGTACCAGACGGGTTGGGCGGTCAAGAACCACGTTTCACATGTAACATTTATCTTCAGAGCGCTGAAGATGCTTATAGCATTCTTACAAAATTAGCTGGTGTTTTTCGAGCTATTACTTATTGGGATGGGGATAGCATTGTTTGTGATGCTGATATTCCACAAGATACCTATTTCACTTATACGCGTGCCAATATTATCGGGGAGCCGGATCATAATGGTACACGCGCCCGTGATAGACATAATGCAGTAAAAGTAGCTTGGGATAACCCAGCCAATCACTATAAGACTGAATATGAATTTGTGCGTGATGAAAAAGCTATTTCTGAAATGAAACAGGTGCGCTTACTCGAGCTTGATGCTTGGGGCTGTACATCGCGTGGGCAAGCACAACGAGCAGGCCTGTGGGCTTTAAAGTCTGAACAACTTGAAACACGTACTGTGACTTTTAAAGTTGGATTAGACGGCCATATTCCTTTGCCAGGTAAAGTGATTGAATTTGCGGATCCTATTTTTGCTGGAAGAGCAAACGGTGGTCGCATTTCAGCAATTTCAGCAGATCGAAAAAGCATTACTCTTGACCGTGATGATGTGGTCGCAGTAGCGGGTGATAGACTCATCGTTAATGGAGAAAACGGGAAAGCTCAAACTCGTATTGTTCAATCAATTGTAGGTAGAGTCATAACTGTTACTGTAGCTTTTGATGAAATTGCACCTCAAAACGTTTGGGTTATTGATGCTCAAGATTTGGCAACGCTTAAATTTAGGGTTTTGTCAGTAGTTCAAAGTGATTCACATCAATTTACTATTACAGCGCTTGAATACAATCCGAAAAAGTTTGATGCAATCGATCATGGCGCTCATTATATCGATGTGCCAATTTCAATTGTTAATCCCAATATTCAAGAACCAGTTTCAAATATTGTTATTACAAGCGAAGATCGGGTGGATCAAGGTATTAATGTTGCCACCATGGTTGTGTCTTGGACGCAAGCAAAAGGTGCGGTTAAGTATCTGGTTGAATGGCGGAAAGATGATGGTAGCTGGATTAAGCTGCCAGTTACTGGCAATAACTCAATTGAGTTGCCGGGTATTTATGCTGGTAACTATCAAGCACGAGTAACAGCGATTTCAGCATTTGAGATAGCTTCTTTACCAGTTTATTCAACTTTGACTGAACTCTCTGGTAAGCAGGGTTTACCTCCAAAATTGGCATTTATCCAAGCGACAGGAATCTTATTCGGTATAAAACTTGATTGGGGTTTTCCGGCCACAGGTGCACTTGATACGGCTTATACCGAGATTCAAGTATCGCCAGATGGCACAAGTAACATTGCTCAATTGGGCTTATTCGCTTATCCAACTACCACACATACGATTCAAGGCTTGCAGCCAAATCTGACTCAATTTTATCGTGGCCGCTTGATCGATAGGATTGGAAACATTGGATCATGGTCGGACTGGACTCATGCGACAACTTCTGCCGATGCAACAGATGTTCTTGAGCTCTTGAACAATCAAATAAGTGAAACACAACTTAGTCAGGATCTTAAAACCAAGATTGATCATATTGAGACTATTGATGCTGAAATTGGACCAATTAAGCAAGATATTCAAAATACGAAAGATCGGATTGCACAAGAAGTCATTGATCGACAAAACGCTATTCAGCAAGCCAAAGATGGTTTATCACAGCAAATTATTGATGGTGATGAAGGTGTTCTTGAAGTTGTAAATACTGTTAAACAGTCAAGTGAAGATGGTATTGCAGCAGTTCAGCAAGACATTCAAGTTGTTGCGAATGATCTTTCACTTGTAGCAGAAAAAACGGACGGTGTATATGCACAGTTAAATCCACCTTTGATTGGATCTGAGTCTGATTTGATCGGTAATGATCAGGGCTTCGCTGGCACATGGTCTGTTCAATCGGCAATGATCGAAGGGGATTTAGCACTTAGTAAGCGTATTGATACGACAGTTGTTGAAGTTAATGATTTACGTGCTTACGCACGGCAAGAAGTTGAAGCGCGAATTGAAGGCGATAAAGTAACAGTTCAAAAGATTGATACGTATATCGCAAGTAATGATAGTGCTCTTGCAACTGTACGCCAATCTGCACAGGTAGCAGTTGAGCAATCATCGGCAAATGCCGAAGCGATTGATTCCATTAATCTTGAGCTTGATGATAAAGCATCAACTGGTGCACTTGATCAAGTTAAATCAGATATCAAAGATGTTGATAATAAGATTATTGCTCAGACTACGAGAATTGACGGCGTATATGCACAGCTTAACCCGCCTTTAATCGGCTCGGAATCCGAGTTAATTGGTAATGAGGGAGGTTATGCAGGCGTATGGTCGGAGCAATCTGCACGTATTGAAGGCGATTTGGCTCAATCTAAACGTACAGATCAAGTTGTTGCAACGATTAAAGAAAACGATGCTTTATACAAGCAACAAATCAAAGCGAATGCTGATGCTGTTTCTGCAAACGTGCAAGCAACAACAACCTTGCAAACAACCGTAGGTCAAAACACCGCATCAATTCAGGAGGTGAGCGAATCAGTAAACGGCTTGTATGCGCAAAAGTACATCAAGCTTGACGTAAACGGCAAAGTTGCAGGATGGGGCGGTGCTAACGATGGCAAAGAATCTGATTTTATTCTGAACTTTGATTCATTTGCGATTGGTTCAGGTGATAGCACTGGTTATTACCCATTCATTTTCCGCAATACGCCTTACACCGACCCAAACACAGGCACGGTATTTCCGGTAGGGGCTTATCTCAAAACCGCATTTATGGATTATGCATCTATTGATACGTCCCATATTAAAGACTTGGCTGTGAAATCTGCGCAGATTGATAATTTGGCGGTGACTAGTGGGAAGATTGATGATTTGGCGGTGACTACGCTAAAAATTCAAAATGAAGCAGTTACAGTGCCAATTGGAGTCTCAAACCCAAATATTGTACGGACCACTGGGAATTTTTTCCCGCAATACTTTGATTTCACTGCTCAATTGACCGAGTGGGAAGCAAAGTTTAGCCCGCTTGCGACGATAACGCTAAATAGACAAGGAGGGCAATGCAGATTTGATGCTTCTTGTAATGTAGCAGCATCTGCATATTTGACTGCTTATGCTCAAGACAACGGCAATCTTAGTGAAAATGACAGATTGATGCTCAGATTAGTGCTTTCTGTATACAAAGGGTCTGTTCTGGTGGGGCGAGCGGAAGTGCCGCCGACACAAGTGCTTGGTCAATCTGGATTCTATTTTGAAGGAGCTATAAACGCTCTTGCGATAATAGACACTGATAACACAATTGGTACTACGACTTACACTCTTAAGCTTGGATTTGCAAATAGAGGGAGTAGAGCAATAAGAGTTGTATTGAATCACCCATCAGGTGTATTCGGTGTGAATAACATTCGTTTTGTTGCGCTGGAGCTGAAAAAATGACAGCAATTATTTCAAAAAATGGCGAAATTCTTCAGATGATTTATGCAAATGAAGAAACAGTTGTTTTAAACACCCCGAAAGATGGAGTTGCGGTTGATGACCCGCCAAGCTCAAATATGTTTTATCAGGGTGGGTGGGTAGAGATGCCTGCTCAGCCATCCCCGTACCACATATTTAACTATGACATAAAGCAATGGATTGACCCTCGCACCCTGGATGAAATCAAAGCCCAGAAGTGGGCCGAGATTAAAGTCATGCGAGATCAACTTGAGTTTGGTGGTTTTGAGTTTGAGGGCAATATTTATGACTCAGATCAAGTGTCACAAGGTCGTATCATGGGTGCGGCTGCTGCGGAGGTAGATCAAACATGGACACTTGCAGATAACTCAACAGTTGAATTGACAGCGCAGCAGCTTAAAGAGCTTTACGCTGCTTTGCAGGCACATATTGCAGGCGTTCACGAAAGAGGGCGTATTGCACGACAGAAAATTGAAACTGCTTTGACATATGAAGAAATTGAAGCAGTAAATTTTTAATTTAGAAATTTCTTAGATAGCACCCAACTGGGTGCTTTTTTATTGCCGAAATTAGGGGGCTGCATGGCAGACAATCAGCAAATTATAGATACATCGACCGCTTTGGCGGCCAGTAAGGGTGCAACATACGGGGGAAGTGTGGCAGGAGCAGTTTCGGCGTGGATCGGGTCAATCGATTTAGCATTTTGGGTCAGTATCATCATTGGTTTAGCTGGTTTTTTAATGAACTGGTATTACGCCAAAAAGAAAAATAAGCGCGATGAAATTGCACTGAAAGCTTATTTAGAAAGCTTAGAAAAGAAAGGTGACTGTAATGTCAAACAAGACTAAATATATTGCAGCAGTCTTAGCAGCTTCGGCTGCTTTTTTTGTGGGCGTAAAAAACGATGAAGGGTTTACATCAAAGCCAGTAATACCCGTTAAAGGGGATCGGCCAACACAGGGCCATGGTTCAACATTCAAGCCAGATGGCTCACCTGTAAAAATGACAGATCCACCAATTACACGTGCGACAGCAGACAAGTGGTTGCGAAATGATGTGGCTAAACGTGAAGTGACATTTAAGGATTCATTGAAGGGCGTGAAATTATCACAAACTGAATATGACCTTTACTTGGATTTTTCATATCAGTACGGGGTACCAACATTCGCAAAATCATCAATGCTTAAACACTTGAAAGCTGGTCAATATAAAGCGGCTTGCGACTCATTACTTAAATATAAGTACGTTGCAAAGCGCGATTGCTCTATTCGTAAAAATGGATGCTATGGCGTCTGGACTAGACAGCTTGAAAGACATGCTAAATGTATAGGAGCGCAGTGATGTGGATTGTATTTGCTGCTAAATATTGGCGAGAAATCATTATTGTGTTTCTCGCTTTTTTATTGGCCATATCTTTGGCCGTACTCAATTACAAAACTGGTCAGCTAAAAGAAGCTGAACAAAAGTGTCAATCTCAGATCCAAGAGATTGAGCGCAAGAATTTGAAAGCTCTTGCAGAAAAGCAAAATCAGATCAATAAAGTGAGCGCAGACTATGAACAAGTCAAAGCAGAGCAAAGCACCAAAGTCGAATATATTGAGCGTGAAGTGCAAAAGATCGTGGAGCGTCCTGTTTATAAGTCTAGCTGTATTGACGATGCTGGGGTGCAGCAACTCAATGAACTCATTAAAGCCGGTAATACCAGCTAATCTTATTCAACCATGCCCAAATCTAAATGAATTGGCGGGAACAACGGGCAAAGATTTAATGATCTGGTCAGTTGATACAGTTGCAAAATATAATGATTGCAAAGCAAGACACGGTGCGATTGTGAAGGCTCTTGAGTAAGAGCCTTTATTAAAGTGCAATTATTTGCTCAATAATCTGGATAATTGCACATTTTGAGCAAAGTTTTTCTCATTTCATATTCTCTCGAGGTTTTATCATGCAGCAATTAATGATCATGGTTTCGGAAGCGGGCAGGATGGAGAATACTTGCAATCTACCCGCTGACTTAGATAAGAATGGGAATGTTGTTAAAATCTACGACTATTCATTAAAAGAGTTGCCGATTAATTTGGACGGCACCGTGACTTACAACGGTAAAAGATGGACCTTTGATAAGAAGCAAAATTACCTCTAAACCTGTGGATAAATAGCGCATTACGCCAAATATACGCCAAAATATATATAAGTTATTGATTTTATAAAATAGATTGGTGCGCCCGGCGGGGATCGAACCCACGACCCCAGGCTTCGGAAACCTGTACTCTATCCAACTGAGCTACGAGCGCACATGTGTGGGGCACATCATAGGAAAAAAACACCGGTAGGTAAAGCACGAAATACGTACCAAGTGAGTTTAATGCTTAATTAAACAGCAGCTTGTTCTATTTTAGATGCGTTGCTGAATAAGCTGAATTGAATAATTAATAGAATGGAGCGTATGTGCTAGCTCATGAGGAGGAATACGTGATTCCTGCAAACTGGTAATCCATTGCATTTGGCACATTTTAAGTTCTTGAAGTGTTTTTATTTGCTCTATTTTTTGAATAAGTGGCTTTGCCATAAGGCCACAGTATTGGCTTAAGCTTTGCTTCATCAACTGTTGTATTTCTTCAAAAGAGAGCTGTTGAACTGGAATGCTTGGTTGGTTATTTTCAATATTTGAAGGCGCAGACGTTGATTGAGGAACCTGAATTTCTCCAACTAAATCATTACTTTTATTCTCATCAACATTTTTTTGATGTATTTCTTTAGTTGTTATAGATGACTCTTGGGGAGATATTTGTTCAGGTAACTCTGAATAATTTTCACTAGAAGGTGCAATTAGTTTTAAGTCAATGAGCTGTTGTATCAGTTCTGGTGGGGCGATCCGCTTTTTAAACTCGGTATCGAGACTTTGAAAATCTTCATGGTCTATTAATAGAAGTAAACGTCTTTGTTTTGCATTTAACGTAATATTACGTTGTTGAAGCGCAACTCTTCCCAAATTGGTTCGATAAAAACCAGACAT